GTAATTTCCATATCCTTCTCACTTTCTCCCTGCATTACCCAGCAGGGGCGGGATAAAATTATTTTTCCTATTCAGGAACGCTTCTTTTGCGGTTTCTTCTGTATATTTGTTGTCAGGATACCAGTATGTCTGATTGATTATCCAGTATCCTAAGTCATGGCATACCTCTCTAATCTCGCTGTCATAAATCCTTATAGTCATACTTCCTGCTAATGTCATATCTTCCCTTCTTTCTCCCGGCGCATCCCCGCCGGGTGGGTGGTGTGGTTAAAGCGTTTTATAAAACACCTTATAAATTTTCCTTGCTCCAATACCATAAAATATTTCATAAAATCCTTTTCTTGCCCTTGCAATCCTTTTGGCCTTTCGTAAGCTATTAACATTTATAGATAATAATTTAGGCATTTTCCATATCCTCCGTTCCTTTGATAAGTCCAATATACACTATTTTTTATATGTTGTCAACACTTTTTTATAAATAATTTTATATGAAATAAATTGAATGATTGACTAAATATAAAATATAGTGTATTATGCCATAAAGGAGGTACGACATGGACGTGAGGGAATATATCAAGCTGTGCTGTGTGAAAAGAGGGAATATGTCAGAAGCGGAACTCGCCCGGAGGACAGGGCAAACACCGCAGAACATGAATAATAAGCACAAACGCAACACATTCAAGGTATCTGAATTAGAACGAATAGCAGAAGCATTGGACGCAGAATTGAAAATTTCATTTATTGACAAAGAAACTGGGGAGCCTATTATATAAAATCTCCCACGACAAGGGGCGGCAGTGATGCCGCTCTTTTTTGTTTTAATTTGGTACAACAACCATATCAAAATATCCTAAAATATAATAAAAGGTTAGGAAATGGGGTATGGATATGATAGAGATGAACAGCTTTATTTGTGGGGATTGTATGGAGTATTTGCCACAGTTTCCAGACAAGTATTTTGATATTGCGGTGGCAGATCCTGAATATGGCAGGAAAGAGCATGGAGGGCGAAATCGTAGCGGATATGTTAAACAAAAGAACGGTAGCATGATATATGTTTCTGATGGTCAATATCAAAACAGAAATTGGGACAATGAACCGCCAGACAGAAGATATTTTGATGAATTGATAAGGGTGTCAAAACATCAAATCATTTGGGGCGTGAATTATTTTGATTATCCGCTTGCCGGAGGGCGTATCATTTGGGATAAATGCAACGACGGTTCCGACCAGTCCGGTGCTGAAATCGCATACTGCAGTTTGAACGACAGAGTTGATATATTTCGTTATATGTGGCGTGGCATGATGCAGGGAAAATCAATTGAGGAAGGGCATATACAGCAAGGCAACAAAAAGCTGAACGAGAAGCGTATACACCCAACGCAGAAGCCGGTAAATCTCTATCTGTGGATAGCACAGAAATACATAGAAAAGGATTGGAAGGTGCTTGATACGCACGTTGGTTCTGCAAGTAGCTTAATAGCCTATGAGGAATACGGAATAGATTATGTTGGCTTTGAAAAGGACAGATACTACTACGATTTGGCGAACAAACGACTGCAGGAGCATAAGGCGCAGCTTACAGTTTTTGATTTTGGTGTGGAGCGAATGAGCGTATAACTTGGTACAAATAATTTTTGGAATCATGGTATGATAATTGCAGTAGGGGAGTTTTCCCCTGTCGGAAACCGCAAAATAATATTTGGAGGATAAGGGAAATGAGATTTAAGGGAGATATTATCATCACAGACCATTGCTATATATGCAAGGATGAAGATTGGGAAAAGTGCGGATATGGTGACAACATGGAAGCGTTAGGGATTAAAAACTATATCTGCCGAAATACAATTTACGGTGATTGGTCTTGCACAACATACAATTCCAAAACAAATGAGGAAATCGGAAAATTTTGTGCAGATGCCGGAATGGTAGCGGTATTCTTGCTTGATGAAGTTTTGAAATACAATCCCGATTTTAACTATCACACAGAGAGACCGTGGACTACAACACTTATAAAGGATTTTGACGGAGAGGTTGATTTTGAGGTTGTGGACGATGAAGTTCGGGTTGTTGGAAAAGGAAACATTGATTTTGTGGGATTACAGACCGGATTTTAAACTATAACTTGGTACAACTACCCCGCCAAACTGCGGTACAATATAATCAGCAAAAGAAATGTGGTGTCGTGGTGGCTAATAAATACGAATGTGAGGGAGCGTTACCCGTTTCTCTTGTGAGTACGGCGCGCAGGAAAGCAAGAGCAAAAGACAAGTGTCAGCACGTTAGTCCGTTCGATTCGGAATGCCACATTATAAGAAATCGGGAGGGATAGGGAAATGGCAAGCAGAACATATAAAGCAAAGCGAAAAAATTGGAGAGAACTTCCAAGAGAAAAATGGTGGATTGAGGGTGCTGTCTTTGAGGGAAAAGAAAACAGCTATATCATAACCAATGTAAAAGTAACTGACGAATGGGAAGATAGCGAGATTGGGGCAGATGTAATAGGGTATTTGGTTGACCCTGAAACTATTTGCCAAGACACTGGATTGACCGACAAGAACGGCAGGAAGATTTTTGAGGGGGATTGCTTGGGACATAAGCAGAATGTTGTTGAATATTTATCTGGCTCATTTGTGGTAAGCGGAGATAGACTGCTTTCTATGATGGCAAAATATAACGAGGTTGTCGGGAATATCTTTGACAAGGAGTGATACCATGACACAATACCAATGGGTACTCTGCCCCATCTGCGGCGGCAAAACCCGGACGAAAATCAGACCGGACACGGAGGCGAAAAACCTCATTGTGTTCTGCCCGAAGTGCAAGAGGGAAACAGTTATGGATATTAAGGATATGGAAAGTAAGACGGTGCAGAATGTGTAAATATTGCAAAGAAGTAGCTGAAACATTAGGAATAGTGAAAAATCCTGATAACAGAGTATTTGTAAATGTATCAGGCGGTTATTTACAGATATTTGATGAAGAATATCCGGGATTTGTTGATAACATCCCGATAAAGTATTGCCCTATGTGTGGAAGAAAATTGAATACGGATTAGTTTAGTGCCAGTAACAAAGTTTCAGTGCCAGTAGATACGTGAGAGCGTGTTTGCTGGCATTTTTATTTTGACATTATCTAATTTTCGATAAATCCCACCCTCCTTTCAAGAGGGTGCATCCGTCAGTAATGGCGCTGTAAAGGCGGTTCAATTCCGCACGGGTGCATTATGTGAAAATCAACCCAGTTACTTTGCGGAGTGCTGACCGTTATAGGCGGTATTTCCCTTATCCTAGCGTCTGCCCCTTGTGGGTGGGCGCACTCCCTTGAAGCGTAGTTCAAAAGGACAGAACGCCCTAGATAGCTAATCACTCATGGGGCAGATGTTGGTTCGATTCCAACCGCTTCAGTTACCCCGGCAGAGGTTCATCTGCCTAAATCCATTACCGCTGACGGGCGGTTAAAAATCACGTTAAGGAGGATAACATGCAGAACTACGAACAAATTTTATCAGAACTTGGAATTGAAGTGCCAGAGGATAAGAAAGCTGACTTCAAAAAGAAGATGGACGAGAACTACCGCACGAAAGCCGATTATGACAAGGCAGTTGAAAAGCGTGACGAGTACAAGAAGTCTTTGGAGGACGTGCAGGGCAAACTTGATGGATTTAAGGACGTGGACGTTGCCGACCTCAAAGGGCAGATTGCAACGCTTACCACACAGCTTAATGATGAAAAGACGGCAAGAGCGCAGGATGCCCAGAAAGTCGAGAGAGAAAAGACGGTGAGTGAGTTCCTTGCCACGCTGGACGAGAACGGAAACAAGAAGTATGAATTTCTGAACGACATCACAGAGGGATTTTACCGCGACAAGCTGATTGAGGAGCTTTCCAAAGACAGCGCAAAGGGAAAGTCCATCGACGACATTTTCACAGATCTGATAACAGGCGAGGACGGGAAGCAGAAAGCGGATATTTTTGTTGACAGGAAACAAGCACAGCTTGAAGCAGGACGGGCGAAACCGTTCACGGGGCCGCTGAATGGTGGCAATCCGACAGAAAAGAAAGTATCCCCGTCTGAATTGATGAAGATGAAGAACGAAAACCCGAATTTGGACATTCGGCAGTATATGTAAAGGAGATTGAAACATGGCGTTATTTGACAGAAAAGTATTTAACGGTGAAGTGTTTGGCGCATACGTTGACAGAACGCCGAACCTTAACCGCAACGAATTATTGAAGTCCGGCGCAATCGTGCAGAAACAGGAATACGCCGCATTGCTTCCCGACCAAGTGGGCGGCAATTACATAACAATTCCGATTAAGGCTAGAATCGGCGGCGAACCCGACAACTATGACGGCAGTACCGACATTACAACTGACAGCAGACCGACCTATTCGCATGGGCGCATTGTTATTGGTCGGGCGCATGGGTGGACAGAAAGAGATTTTTCAACGGATATTACCGGCGAGGACTTTTTACCGGCGGCGGCAGAAGTGGCGGAATACTGGGACGACATCGACCAGAAACTGTTGCTTTCTACTTTAAAGGGTGTTTTCTCCATGACAGGAAAGAACAACCTTGAGTTTGTTAATGGTCACACAAGCGACATTTCAGACGAACTCACAGACAACACATTCAACGAAACCACTCTGAACAATGCCATTCAGAAAGCACTCGGAGACAACAAGGCTTCGTTTGCACTGGCAATCATGCACTCACAGATTGCGACAAATCTTGAGAACTTAAAGCTTTTGGAATACATGAAGTATACGGATTCTGACGGTATCGAGAGAAATCTGGCAATCGGAACTCTGAACGGCAGGACGGTGCTTGTTGATGACAATATGCCGACCGAAGTTATTGAAGGAACAGAAGGAACGACAGGTTACACCAAGTACACAACATATGTATTTGGTAGCGGTGCAATCGAGTACACAAACTGCGGAGCAAAAGTGCCTTATGAAATGGCGAGAAATGCGGCGAAGAACGGCGGCGAAGACACTATTTACAGTAGACAGAGAAAAGTGTTTTCACCGTATGGCATCAGCTTCAAAAACACTGGTATTCTCTCTCCAACAAACGCACAACTTGAAAATGGTGCAAACTGGGAGATTGCAAACAGTAGCGAGACTGGAAACAAAGCTGAATACTTCCCAATTAAGGCTATCCCGATTGCAAGGATTATCACGAGAGGTTAAGAAACGGTATGTACGCAGATTACGACTATTATTCAACTGAATACGGTGGAAAAATGTCTGCGGACGATTACAAGCGATTTGGACGGAGGGCAGAGCGCAGGATTGACGGGATAACCGGGAATAAGCTGCA